CCCTTACGCTAAAGTATTACAGGACCGGAGAAAAGAAAACGATATGAAAACGTTTCCTAGTGAGCAGAAAGCAATGCGTAATATGTTTAGTACAGAAGAACAGCAGGGCTTTAATAAGTATTTTACTATGTTGTCTGAAAAACGTGGCGGTCAGGAAGCTAACCAGTTTACATTTGTACGTAACGGTAATACCTCTCCTAGACAAAACTTAAATAATTTGTCTGGAGAACAAGTTGTAGAGTATGCTAAAAATGGATCAGATAATTTTGGCATGTATAACATGTCAACTGATATGATTCTTGACTTAGATAAACTAGGTTTAATAGATAAAACAAAACCATTTAACGAAGATGCACAGAGTTTTGCAGTTGTAAATCTAATGGCTATAAAAGCTAATCGTAAATCAAAGGCGATACGTGGTGCAGTTACAGACGATACAAAAACCTTTGGTAATCTTACAAACTTTACTCAAGAAGAACAGCAAGTACTTAATCAAGTTTTTCCTAACTTAAACCAAAACTATTTTGCACAGTTTCAAAACTTAGAAGGTGAAGTTGCTAAGATAATAATTAGTGATCTTGAAAAAGAAATTACAGCAAGAGAAGGTAGAAGAGGACAAGAAAGAGCAAGCAAGCAACTGTTACGTGATAAGGGCGATAAGAAAGCTCTAAGATCAGGTCGAGTAACACCACCAGAAAAAGTAAAACCGCCTACAACTATGGAAGAATTATTAGAAGTTCCATCAGTTAAAAAAGCAAGAAGTAAAAATTAATGACTGATTCCAATTATTCAAACTACCGACCCGAGGTAGATCTGGCTGCTGATAAAATTGACGAGTATCTAAAAGAACTAGAAGAAAAAGATGCTCAACAACAAGCAGTAGAACAGGAAGCCACGGAGAAGGAAGATCAGGCTTTAGCACAGCAAGAAGACCCTAGAAACTCAGAAACATGGGGTGCTAAAGCTTTTATAAAAGAGGGGCAGTCTATCGTATCAGGTGGGTTACAAGATACTGCATCCTCAATCGCAACATTTCCTGAGCGTACAGCAGATGCGTTGTCAGGAGAAATGCAAGAGCAACGAGAAACAACTGGTACATACAAACCAGACTGGACACCTTTTGACGCATATGATAACCCTATCGAGACTAAAACTTGGTGGGGTAAACAACTTAGAGGTCTAGTACATTTTGGATCTCTAGCAGTTGGTACAATAGCAGCAGCTAAAGGTGTTGCAGCTACAGGAATTGTATCTATACCAGCTGGACTAACTGCACTAACTGCTAACACACTAGCAAGAGGTGCAGCTGTGGGAGCTGTGTCTGACCTTGTATCTAAAGAGTCGGATGAGCAGAACGCATTAGGTGCACTACGTGACAGATATGGTTGGGCTGATACCCCTATATCTACAAAAGATACTGACTCTCCTGTTATGATGAAAATAAAAAACATTGCAGAAGGTATGGGTATAGGTCTTTTCTTTGACGGTGCAGCATATGTACTAAAAAAAGGTAGTCAACCTGTTATTGACCAGATTGTAAAACGTAACAAAAGTATTAAAGACCAGACAGTAGAAGCTGGTGTAGCACAGTTGCGTAAAGGAGAAGCTGAATTTAGAGCTGATAAAAATGCCCCACTTGCTGAACCACATCAAGGAGCACATACATCAGAAGTAGATCCACAGCTAGCTCGTGAACAGTTAGAACAAACTCGTAAAAAGTGGGGTCAGGAAGAAGGAGCTACAGGCTCTGTAACCAGACCACTTGAGCGTGAGCGTATAGCACAAGAAGGAGCAACAGACGAAGCTACAGTCGAACGTATTATGCGTGGACTTATGAGTAGTGATAAGTTTGCTAAAGAACTAGAAGCTGCCAAAGGTAGTAGACAGACTTTAGTTAATACATATAGAGATTCTATTGATGCACACCAACGAATTACACAAGGTAGAAATGCTGCTGATATGTCATCAGGTCAATACCTTAAAGAATTACTTGAGGCACAACCTGATATAGTTGATGGAGAAGCTATTTGGACATCTAAAAATGTAGTTGTAGCTGACCTTGTTATAGGTTCGCTAATGAAACAACTAAGAGATACAGGTATAGCTGCTCGTGAAATAGCTGATCTAGTAGATATTAATGATATAGATGGACCAGCTAAACAGATAGTTGATACTATGCTAACAGCTTTATACGAAACTAAGAAAGCTAGATTTATAAAATCTGATTCTTTCAGAAACTTAAAAGCTGGTAAGCAAAGAAAGGTAGCTATAGAAGATGCTCTTAAACAATCCGTAGCTGACTCTAAAGAGTCGATTATGTCTATGCTTAAGATTACAAAAGATACTCAGGACGATGATATGTTAAACGCCATTATAGAAGCGTTTTCTATTATGGATGATGTAAACAGCCTTGAGGACTTTGACAACTGGGCTAGAACCGTTATTAAAGGTGGTAAATTAAGTGCTAATGACATTGATCGTACTGGTGCTCTAATCAGAGAACTAGAAGGTGTAATGACTAACAGTGTATTATCTGGACCTAAAACACCAGCTCGAGCGATTATGGGTACAGCCAGTGCAACATTTTTACGTCCATTATCTACAGCTTTAGGTGCTGCAATACGTTATCCATTTGATGGTGACGCATCTACACTACGAGCAAGTTTAGCTGCGATTAATGGTATGGTAGAAGCTATACCAGAATCTTTCTCATTATTTAGAACTAAACTAAATTCTTATTGGAAAGGTGATTTAGCTACAATTAAAACCAGATATTCTGAGTTTAGTCGTGGAGATCAAAACTGGGAACTAATACGTAGGTGGGCAGAAGATAGTGGTAGAGCTACAGCTGGTGATACAGCTGCATTTCGTGTTGCTAACATAGCACGTAAAATGAATGATGCTAACTTTTTAACATACTCTACAAAAATTATGGCAGCGACTGACGATGCTTTTGCATACATACTTGGTCGTGCTAAAATGCGTGAAAAGGCTATGCGTAGAGTCATGGACCTACAAGGTAATGGTATACAAACACCAAAAATTAACAAGAAGTTAATGCAAGCATATGAGGATGACTTTTATGGACAGGTGTTTGATGCTAACGGTAATATAACAGACGAAGCTACAGGTTTTGCACGTAAAGAGGTTACTCTTACACAAGAACTTACAGGCTTTGCAAAAGGTTTAAACGATGTATTTACAGCTACACCACTAGCCAAACCATTCTTTTTGTTTGCTAGAACTGGTGTAAATGGACTTGCATTGACAGGTAAATATACACCCGGTTTTAATTTTCTTGTAAAAGAGTTTAACGATATTGCGTTAGCTACTGCTGATAATTTAGGAGACGTAGGTAAGTATGGTATTACAAACCCTACTGAACTAGCTAATGCTAAAGCTTTACAAACAGGTAGATTTGCGATAGGTACTGGAGTAGTATTTATGGCTACACAGGCATGGATGCGTGGTGATCTAAACGGCAATGGACCAGTTGACAGACAGAAAAGACAGATGTGGATAGATGGTAAGTGGGAACCAAGAACTATAAAGCTAGGTGCTGTACGTGTTGGTTACGATGCTTTTGAACCATTTAACCTTATTATGTCTACTATAGCTGACGTAGGTGACGCAAGCGAACTTATGGGTGAAGAGTGGACAGAAACTGAACTACAAAAAATTTCGTTAGTTGTAGCACAGGCTGTTACAAGTAAGTCTTATCTTGCTGGAATACAGTCATTTGTAGATTTATTCGGTGGTAGACCCGGACAATTTGATAGAATTATAGCTGGATTAGGTAACAATATTATACCTATGTCTGGTTTACGTAACGAGCTAGGTAAACTATTTACACCATATATGCGTGAAATAGGATCTGGTATTGACCAGTCAGTTCGTAACCGTAACTTAATTACTGAACAAATACCCGGTGTACAACAGCTACCTATAAAGTATGATATGCTTAATGGTCAGCCTATTAAAGATTGGGACTTTTTAACTCGTGCTTACAATGCAGTTAGCCCAGTACAATTAAACTTAGATCAAAGTGTTGGTCGTAATTTTTTATTTGACAGCGGTTATGACTTACGTATGTCTACATATTATGCACCTGATAGCACAAACTTAACTGACTCTCCTAGAGTTAGATCTGAGTTTCAACGCTTTATTGGTATGCAAAATCTAGAACGTGAATTAGATAAACTAGCTGTAGATCCAAAAATTGTAGCATCTATGGAAAAAATGTACGCTGATATAAAAGCTGGTTTACGAGACCAGTATGATGCAAGAGATTACTACCATAACATTATGATAGATAATTTATTCCAGCGAGCACGTAGTAGAGCATGGGCACAGATGCGAGAAAACCCAGAAGCTCTAGAATTAATGGACGAATTAAGACAGAAGAGAGCTAGAAAATTAGCTAAAAAAACAGAAACTCGTAACATCCTCAACATTTATAAATAATGGCAACAACATTCGTAGATTACACTGGGGATGGAAATGCGACTAAAGCGTTTTCTTTCCCTTCCTATAAGGTAGAAGATATTAAAGTTGATGTAGATGGCGTTATTAAAACGGTTACTACACACTATAATATAACTAGCTACACAACAACAGGTGGTGGTAATGTTGTCTTTACATCAGGCAACATACCAGCAAGCCCAGCTGCAATACGTATCTTTCGTGATACAGATGTAGACAGTGCTAAGGCAACTTTTACAGCAGGGTCATCAGTTAAGGCAGGCGATCTTAACAACAACAATACGCAGTTATTATATGCTGCACAAGAAGAACAGAATCAAACAATATTATCATCTGATATAAAAGATGGTGCGATTACTACAGCTAAAATATTAGACAGCAATGTAACAGCAGCCAAGCTAGCTAGTGATTCAGTAACAACAGCTAAAATAGCTGACAATGCTGTGACAATGGCAAAGTTAGCTGGAGGTACACTGCCTACAGATATAACTGTAGCGAGTGCTAATATTACAGATCTTACAATAGCAACAGCTGACATAGCTGATGACGCAGTTACAGCTGACAAGATAGCTAACTCTGTCAATACAACTATTGCAGCTAACACAGCCAAGACTACTAACCAAACTCACACAGGTGATGTCACTGGATCAGTAGCTTTGACTATTGCTAACGATGCAGTTACAACAGCTAAGATTGCAGCTGACGCTGTAACTACAGCTAAGATTGCAGATGCAGAACTTAAAGTACTTGCAGGCATGCAGGGTGGAACAGCATCTAAACTTGCAGATAGTACAGCTCTTACAGCAGATATAGCCGATCTAAACCAGATCGACGGTATGGCAAAGCAGACTACAATTACAGATGATGATGCCAAGTTTCCGACATCCGGGGCTGTGGTAGACTATGTAGCTGCACAGCTAGAACCATTCGGTGGTTTTGAAGCTATAGCTAACGAGGTATCATTTCCTAACACACAACCAGTATCTGGTGTTGCTATTAGTATAGCAGACGCAGCTGGTATTGTAGTAAGTGGTAGTGGTAGCAGCACAACAGGTAGAACCGTAGGTGGATCTACAGTAACTATAAACGGCATACCTACTAACTTTTATAGCTCAACTATAGCTACAGGTATACGTTTTATTGTAACCTCTACAGGATCTGGACAGGTATATAATTACCACAAAGCTACACTTCCAGAAAATGACCTTGTAAGTCTTAGTGGAGATATAAATGATTTCAACGAAAGATATAGAGTTGGGTCGTCGAACCCTACAAGTTCTCTTGATAGTGGTGATTTATTCTTTAATACTAGCACAGGAAAACTAAATGTATATAATGGTTCTACAAGTGCATGGGAAGTAACCCAATCAGTTGGTAGCTTCTTTATAAACACATTATCTAGCTCTAGTAGCACAGGCGGAGGCAGTGCAACATTTAATGGATCAGCTTATAGATTTACACTTAGCAATGCAGGGCAGTTTGCATCACAACATCTTGTTTCTATCAATGGAGTCATTCAGAAACCTAACACAGGAACCAGTCAACCCAGCGAAGGGTTTGCTATTTCTAGTGCTGATATTATCTTTTCTGCCGCCCCTGCTAGTGGTGCTGACTTCTTTATCATTACCATCGGATCAACCGTAAGTATTGGTACACCAAGTGCTGGTGCAGTAAGTACTACAGAATTAGCAAACGGTGCAGTATCAACAGCTAAGATTATAGATGATGCAGTTACAACAGATAAACTTGCAAACTCTATTAACACAGCGATAACAGCTAACACAGCTAAAACGACAAACGCTACTCACACAGGCGACGTTACAGGTTCTACATCTTTAACAATCGCATCTGGTGCAGTAACTACAGCAAAGATTGCTGACGACGCAGTGACTGCGGATAAGCTCGCTAACACGTCTGTAACCGCTGCAAGCTATGGTTCAGCCACAGCAATCCCAGCGATCACTGTAGACGCTCAGGGACGTATCACAGCAGCATCTACAAACTCTATCAACACTTCTACTATACCAGTAGCAGATGAGTCATCAGACACAACTTGTTTCCCTGTATTTGTTACAGCAGCAAGTGGAGACCTAGCACCTAAGAGTGGTAGTAATCTAACCTTTAACTCCGCAACAGGAGCTTTAGGTGCAACATCTTACACAGGTGATGGTAGTAGTTTAACAGGTGTAGCTTCAGCAGTAGCTGATGGATGTATCTATGAAAACTCACAGACTATATCTAACAACTACACAATTTCAACAAACAAAAACGCTCTTAGTGCGGGTCCGATCACTATAGCAAACGGCGTTACATTAACAGTACCTAGTGGTAGTGTTTACACAATAGTATAATTATGGCAATACAAATTAATGGTAATGGTACTATCACAGGTATATCCTCTGGTGGTTTACCAGCTGGCTCCGTAACGGATGCAACTATAGCTGCAATGGCATCATCTAAATTAACAGGTGCTTTACCAGCTATATCAGGAGCAGCTCTTACAGGTATGTCTGCTGGTGGTATAACAGATTTTGATGAATGGTATCAAAGTAACCAACCATCAGGTAGTCAAGACCCTATTTCTACTTGGTCACGATCTAATTCAGATGATACAAGACACGGTATCAAAGGTGGTGCAATGTCTCACAGTTCTGGAATATGGACATTTCCATCTACAGGATATTGGTGGATATCATTTACTGGATGGACATTTAGGCAAAACGGTGCAAATAGATATGCTCAATTTAGAATACAAACAACAGCTAATAACTCCACTTATAATGAACAAGCAGCTAATGGACATGCTAATCGTAACTGGGCAGGTACTGATAACGGTGCTACATATCACTCCAGCCATTGTGTAACAATATTTGATGTTCAAGATGTCACTACTCATAAAGTAAAATTTACAGTAAATATAGCAGATGGGAGCACTGCTACTATGGGTGGTCGTAACTTTACTAGTTTTACAGTTATGAAATTAGGAGAAACATAATATGAGTTCAATAAAATTAAAACATTCGGGTGGTAACAGCGTATCGCTTAACCCACCTACATCCGCACCTACATCTAGTGAAGTAGCTTTTAAGTTACCTACATCAGACGGTAGTGCTGGACAAGTATTAAAGACAGACGGTTCTGGTAATTTAAGTTGGGTAACACCTAGTAAAATTCTTCAAGTAGTAGAAAGTTCAAGTAGTACTACTGTGACTACATCAGGAGGTACTGAGACTGACTTGCTTACATTATCTATAACTCCAGCAAGTTCAAGTAATAAAGTATTTCTATTTATTAACTTTGTTGGTCAAGCTACTCATAGCAGTAATGCAAAAGCATGGATTCGTTTATATAGAGGAACTGCAAGTGGAACTTTAATAAGGACTTTGAAAGCTGGAGCCGAAAGTGCATTTAGTAATTATTTTACTATGTCTGGACAAAAACTTGATTCACCAAGTACTTCTTCTGCTCAAACATATACTATGACCCTAGCTCGATTGTCTGGTGGTACAAATACAGTTAGTAGTGATGGTAATACTTATTTCTTACAAGCAATGGAGGTGGCAGCATAATGAGCAGAATATTAGTCGATCAAGTACGATCAAACAGTGCGTCAAGCGATGCACTTACTTTAGACGGGTCTGGTAATATAACAGTTCCCGGAAACCTTGTAGTAACTGGTAATGCAAACTGCAATGGTACACCTTCGGGCTTTGGAGATGCTAGTAAACTTGTTAACTATGCACAAGAATTTAAAA